TATTCTTAAATCTATATCCTCGTTTATTGCTTGAACTATCAATCAGTACAGTGCCATATAAAACATCGGCAACGACTTTAGTACCAAGAGCATCAATGCTATATTCAGATTGAACTCTCACACCTTGCTGAACTGCTACTGCTGCTGCAGACCTATGGAAGATTGCACCAGAAGTTGTTGATGAAGTTCCTGCTGTAGATATAGTATTAGACATATATGTATTTATGCCAAATAATCTACCCATAAAGCCTTTTGAACCACCTTGATTTAAGATAGAACCATCGCCACTTGCATCTGCTCTCCAAAAATTTCTAGAGATACCTGCACTAGGGTCTAAGATATCGGCCATCAATGTTGGATTAACAACAAGAGAGCAATCACCATCCATATAAGGAACATCATTTTCGCCCAAGTTTGCTAATGCTGATTGAAACTGTGCATCTGATATAGTATCATCTGCATGAACAGCACCTTCGTTAATACCATCAAGATCATCCCAAATATCTGCATCAAGCTGTCTTGCGAGAGCTTCTCCAAACATTTGAGTATATTTTGCCACCAAATCAGCTTCTGCTTGAATCATAAGCACATCTTCAAATAACATAGCATTATAGTAATGGTCTGTTATAGTAAGTGAACTTTCAGTTGTAGCAGTTGCATCGTAAGTTACCAATGTATCGATAGTTTTCGATGTTGCTGACTTTAAGTCAATTTGAGGTATATGTATGGTATCACCATAACCTTTACCTTTTATCATAGAAGAATAATCTTCAATTAAATTCCTAAAAATTGTTCCTCTTTCAAAATATCTGTAAATGCCATCACTCCACAGCTCTGCTACAAAATCATCAGCACTTGAGGTTGTGTGAGCAGCACCCAGTATACTTGTTCCTGTATCTGCCATGTCTAGCTCCTAAATTTTAACTCTCTTTCAACTGCACTTATGTGCCTTCATTTTGAGAGTTATATTATCCCTATTGGGAATTAAATTTTATTTCTAGCAGAGGATACAATCTGATCCCAATTAGCTCGTCTTTCTTTCGCATCCATTGTAGTCCAATCTTTAGAAGGACCAGAATTAATATTCCTTGATTGGCCTGGAGAATGTTGAGGATTAACTGGCTTAGATTCCTCTAGCTTTGAAACTATATATTTTAAAGTTTTTAGACTTTCTGCCTGTAAACTTTCTCTATCCTCTTTTGGTAGCTTTAAGAGTAAAGATTCTCTAGTCTCAGTTTCATAAGATTCCCATTTTTCTTTATAAGGTGAAACGTCATCTAATTGCTTTTGAAGACTTTCAGATAATTCCTGAAATTTCTCTTGCTCTTTTAGTTGTTTAACCTTCTGGGTTTCCTGAGTTTTAGTATGTTCTTGAATTTTTACTTCTGATTCCTGCGCTCTCTTGCGAAGTTTTTTTGCATTCTGCACTTCTTCAAGATAAAGGGATTTATAATCTACATTAGCATCTTCCTGTGCTACTGGCTGTTCTTTCTGAACATCATTGTTCTCTTGTCCTTCTGACATGTTAACTCCTTTTTACGATTTTTAGTTGAATTTCTCTGTGAAAAAATAATACAGATTACTTATAATTTACAAGTATTAACTAATTCCCATGAATTCTATTCTCTTTCCTAGAAATGCTTCCATTTCTAAAACTGCTGATATAGTCATCTTATAATTGAACTCAGGAGGGTCTGTCATCGGTTCGATATTTGGATATTCAAGCATCTCTTCTATCATTCTTTCTATCCTTACAAGTCTAACTATTAATTGTTTCATCTCTTTGTTTTTTATCATGACTATGCTCCTATTATATTTCTGAATTCTCTTAGGATTTTAGAAAAGTTCTTACCAAAGACTTTATCTCTTAATTTATTATATGCTGTTCCACCTGGCTCAAACTTTTTTGGGATATCTAAATGAGGTCTTGCTTTAGACATTGGAGGTAGTCCTTCATGTAAGATAACAGAATATCCATTTTCACCTCCAGCATCACGACTTTTTTTACTCGCATACCAAGGACTAAACATTCCTTTGTTACTTACTTTAGATTCAAAATTCTTAAAGTCAACTTTTATCCCTTTAACTAAATTTCCACTACGAATAAGATGTGGTTTCCCACCATATCCCTGTCTTTCTTTTTCTTTTTTAGATGAATCTGTTAATTCCCATACTCCAGCATTTGAACGATTAGTATATGGAACTTTACTACTTTCAAGGCTTTCTTTAATAGACTTCTCTGATTTATTTGCCCACTCTTTTCCGAATGTATTCCAATCTTTTTTAAGTTTCTTCATTAGGCGATTATAAACATCACTCTCATTGACTGGATTTATAATTAAATTACTCCTCGCCATTTGATACCTTTACTGGACTTGGTTCATTCTTTGATATAATCTTTTCAGCTTGTTTTATACTTATATCTTTTTTTCGTTTCTGTAATAGCTCTGCATTATTCGTGAATCCTTTTTCTAATTCAAATGATTCTTTTGATATTTGGTCTTGAACTGATAATGGATATTCAAATTCTTCAAATTCAATAGAGAAATTACTTGGCAGCGAAATATTATTAAAAGATGCAATATCTTTTTCTAATTTAAATAAATCATGCTCAAACAATCTATAATTCTCTATATCATCAGTATAATCTGCCAAATGCTCAAAATCTTTTATTCTTAAAGCTATGCCAGAAGATGGTCTGTCGGCACTACTATCGAATGTGATAAACATATGCTTTGATTGTGCTAAAAGTTCTAATTGAAATTTAACAACCTCAATAGCATCTCTAAAATTCCCTTGTGGGGATGCGATACCAAAACTTCCACCCTCTGGAATATTTATAATTTGGTCTGGGCCTACTCTTTGGATAGGTTCGTCAGCATAGACTCCAATAGCATACATTTGCCCAACCATTTGTAGATGTAATCCATATTGAATATTAAACATTGTGATATTAATATGTTCATTTATATTACATATATCAGATGCTCCTTCTGATATAAAATCATCAATTTGCTCTACATCTCTAGAAAATACAAAAGGAATCCTTCCATATGGATTTGCCTCTTCAAATATTATATTTCCATCTTCATCATATTTTATATGATTTTCATTATCCCATGCTTCAAATTTTACTTTCTCTACATAACTAACATCTTCTGTTGGAACAAGAGTCGGATATGCAATTGCAATTGGATTATATGGATCATTTTCATCAAAAAATGCATCAAAATAATATATAGGTCGGTGGTCAAGATACGAGCCTCCTTCATCTTCATCAAAAAATACTTGGATTGCAATTGTTCCTAATAAATTAGTCATTTTCTCTATATGTTTCATGCGAACATTTTTAAATCTAGTTAATTTATCATATACACTATTTTGATTCATTCCAAATTTTCTTTTCGGTGCTTTATTGTATACTCTAGACATTTTGTCTATAAATTTTTTAGTTACGTTAATCTTATAAGGAGGTAAGTCAGAAAATGTCTGACTAGAAAAATAGTTTTTCCAATATTTCTCTGTATTTGTACCAGTATAATAATTGAGAAGTTTCTCTACTCCCCTTCTTCTTTCTCTGGACTTTTGTAATTTATGCTCTTGTATTGATTCTCTTATTATATCTTCTATATAACTCATTTTTACCTCTTTTTGTAAACATTAATTCATTGCTCTTAATAGGAAATCTATTTATAAAAAAATATCTGAGGCAATCTGCCCCATGGTCTGTATATCCATCTTTTATAGGAGACAATTTCAAATCTGTCCCTTCTTTATGCTCTGGATATCTATAATTCTCTAAGTCTTCACAAATTCCAATACATTTATTGCTAACGTGCAATCTGTTTTCGCCTTTTGCGTTTTCAATAAACTTTCTAATATGTGATACTCCTGAGTTGATATCCCTACTAACTCTGTCTCTAACAGAGAAAATATGGATGCCTAATTTACGAAAAATTTCTATATCTCCCAAGCCTGTTTGTCCCTGAACGCTTTTTCCTGCAGGATCACCGAAGTATTTCTGTACATTATAAGCCTTATTTTTAACTCTTCTAGCTAATTCATCTGTCTTAATATTAGTTTCGTGAAGGATTTCGTCAATGATACTAATATGCCACTTCCCCTCTTCACGATATGTCTGCAGCCATAGAACAGCAGGCATCCTGAAGCCGAAATCAATACTGCAATATGTAGGAAGCTGAGGATCGTAAGCAAAATTACCCATATGAATATTCCTATCAAAAGGATATACCCTTCCCTCAAATGATGTAAACAGAGCTTCGTATTCTTGCTCAAATATTTCAAGCGACATATTTCTTTTAGCTTCAAGTAAATCTTCATCTTTTTCTCCTTTTGGATAGGCATAGTTATTCTCCCAAGATGGACTCCTGAATGAGTACCATTCTTTATCTTCTTTTCCTCTTAGATACAAATCATATACCCAATTGTATCCTTCAGGTGTTGTTATGAATATTGCCTTACCTTTTCTATCTGATAATGTTGGTCTTAAATACATTTCCCAGGTTCTCTTCTTTTGTTTAGCTGCCTCATCTAAAACTAGCAGGTCTAACCCTTCACCGACTAGACTGGGGGGATTATCGGCAGATTTTGCTTCAAATATACTTCCCCATTCAAATTCTATGTACATATCTTTATAAGATGCTCTTCTTGTGGGCATTTGTTTTTCTTGAATACATGTGTGCCACACTTCTCTGAATACTTTCTCTGCATTTTGATATGTTGGAGCTACAACCCATGCTCTTTTTTTAGGTTGTGTAACGACAAGTTCTATTTCTTTTGATGCACTTACTGACTTCCCCCAACGTCTGCCACAGACTGCTACAATGAACCTAGCCTCTTTTGGAGGGAAATGCAATCGCATCTGCCCTAAGTGAGGATTATACCCTGTAAAC